CGAACTGCGAGAGCGATCGCAGCCGAGGCGGAAACGCCGTGGCGCGGGTCGTTCGCAGGACGTCCTCGAAGGCCACCATTTCGGGGGTCATTTGCCCTCCACCGCGTCCAGCATGGCATGCATCTGCTCTACCAACTCCGGCGGCAGTTCGGGCAGCATATTGGCGAGCCGCAGTTTCAAATCCTTTGCACGCTCCGTTGCGCGGAGGAAATCAAGATATGAATCCGCCGACAAGTAGACTCGTGCATACGGAGGATCGACCGTCCACAGGTACGGTGTCTTCTGCTCCGACCGCTCGCACCGAATCTTTCGATGTCCATGTTTGAGCGTGATATACTTCGGCCCGACCTTCACGACAGGCAGCGATTCCTGCCCCATCGAATTACTAGGCCACACGACGTACATGGTATCGCCCGGCTTCAAGTCGTTGAATGACATGCTTCCTCCGTATTCTTCAGGCGGGATTCTTCCAGTTGCTCCAATTCGTCCAGCCGCTTCCGGCGAGTGTCCACAGCTTTCTCGGCAATCTCCAGTTGACGCCGGGCTCGATCGACGAGCCACTCCTTCGCCTCGGCGAAGGAGTCAGCATAGACCTGATCGCCAATAACTTTCGAGTGCCGTCGGCCGGAAGCGTCGACGACGAACTGCGAGGTTTCGCTGGCGATTTCCACGGGGACGATGGCGTTCTTCGCGATGTCGACCCACGATCGCGCAAGATACTTAATCACGTTTCCTATCCTTCTTCTGGTGAAACACGCTGCCGCCGCACGAATTGCACCGGTCCCCCCACATTGATCGGCGGGCAGCAGTTCGGTAGTGGGTCGTCGCGGACGATCGCCTCGACGACGTCTCGCATGGAGACGATGCCACGAGTGGCGGGTGGTGTGCAGTCTGGTAGTGTCATGTCACTTCCTCCCCACTCATAAACGAATATGGCAGCAGAACCTTCGGGCCATCTGGGGTCTCGACCAATGTGGACGCCTGCCGCATACGTGCAATCCACACCAGCAGATCGTCGACGAGCGTCGCGTAGGCTACGAGCCGAGCGCGTTCGTCGCAGCGAAAAGCCGGAACAGGCGAGAGCGTATTCAATGCGCGAACGAGCGGGCCGCCGTCACGCCGGGCCGAGTGCGCACGGAGCAACAATTGCTTCACCTCAGCGACTTCTTTTCGGAATTCTTCGTTTGTCATATTACTTCCCCTATTCTTGTGTAGAATCCTCACAGATCGTCAGCCAGTTTCCTGCGGCCCAAACACCAAATCGCGATCGCACTTGCAACAATGGGCCCCAAGCCGCCCGCCGCGGTTCCAATCGGTCGAACCACAAACACAGCGAGCAGGGACCGCATCCCTCGCATCGTGATCTCGCAGATCGCCAGCCGGTTTCTCGCGGCCCAAAAACCAATATCGCCGGCGATTGCCTGACGGCGACTGACACAACACCGACCCGTCATTACCGGTCGCAATGATCTTCCACCCGATCGGATCGCCTTCCGTTTCGTCGCCAATGTCCAATAGGCTCATGACCACATCCCTCGCATCATGCACCCACGTGCGCCTCGGATAAACGCCATCGCACGGATATGCCTCCTGCAAACGTTCCTGAAAATCTCGCGATTCGTCGAAGTATATCCGCAGGCGTTGCATTGCATCTTCGTACGTCGCACGCTCCAACGTACCAGGTACAGTCGCATTCATTTCACTTCCTCCTTTTGGGTGCGAGCATTTCCCGCCGTGGTAGCCCGAGGTCGCGTTGCTTGACCTCAGGATCGTAGTTGCTTGTCGAGCGAATCAGCCGCCGCGCCTCGATTGCCTTGAACTGGCCATCCCTCCCATCGAGGAACGACAGCCGCCAACCGCTGGGCGTACGGTCGAGCGTGTATTTTTCGTCGAACATATTCCGCCACGCCACAATATTCTCCGCGTTCGGGCAGTGCTTGAGCTTGCCGCCAATTACTACCGTTGTTGGCAACATGTCACCTACTCCTGCCTCGCTTCATATTCCGCGTTGTCGCTGTCGGCGTCGATCGTTTCCTCGCAGCACTCGACCGAGGTGTCTCCATCCCGCACGGCATGGATCGCCGCCTCCGCGTCCTTCGCTTCGACGCGGTATTCACGCTGCACCGTGCAGTTGTGCACGGTCTCGATCACGATGTACTTCTTCTTCACGGCTCATCCTCCTCTTCCTCGTCATCCCGATCATCCTCGATCGGCTCGAAACAAACACCAATTCGAGGGGCCGTCGCATCAACCCCTGTTTGGCAAGCCACGCACCGCGTGGCGGTGGGGATCGCCTTGAGCCTGGCAGCCGGGATTCGGCACTTGCACTCTTCGCACCGCATGGCTACCCACTTTCTGGCGTGGTCTACACGAAACACAATACCGCCTGTTCCTCGCGTGGCACCCAGATCGCCGCTGATTGATGTTTCTCGATTCGCTCCGCAATGATGGCCATCCGCGTTGAAGCATTCGGCGGCACGTAAGTGCCGAATCGCGAATAGCTCGACGAATTCCTCACCGCGTTCGTGCTGTCCGCGGACGCGAGCGGCAGCCGGTGAAAGATCGCTGGGTCGAGCATCCGCAGGCCGTGCAGCCTGCACCGTGGGCGACCATGTTCGTCGCACGCGGTAGCCATCGCCTCAGCCATTCTGCTCCACCATCCTTCGGTTCCCGGCGTCGCCCATTGCCCCGAGCTGCCGATCGCGATTCGTGGCCACGTGATGCAGAGCCTTTCTAGCCGGTCAAGTGATTCGTGAAGATGCCAGACAGGCACGCCGATATCGCAGTATGGCCACGCGGCCAGCATGTCGTCGTTGGCCTGTTCGTCCCCGTCGATAACGTCCGGGATGATGGCCCAGTCGAATCCTGGATGCCGTCGCCACTGATCCACGAATTCGTAGTAACCGTTCCAGTCCGTGATCGGCTCGCCGGATTTCCAAGCCGTAAACGCCCCGTTGTCCACGCAAAACGACTGGCAGACTTCCGCCGCCGTTCCGATGTCTTCCGGCCGAACCCAAGGGATCAATGCGTGACGTCCGCTGAGAAATCTCGCGACGTCTTCGCGTGTCGCGCCGCATGGTGTACCGTGGTAATGAATCACCTCGCACCCCACCTCTTGCGTAGCGGTCCGTCCCGGTCGATCGCGGCCTGTACCTCCGCCCGATGAACTTCCACCTCCGGCGGGGCCAAGACTCCGATTCGTCCGGCGTCGGGCTTGTTGCGATATCCGGTCCAGGCTTGAACGAGCATGACCCGAATCCGCGTGTCGCCGACCGTGATGACGATCTCCTCGCCCACGTCACGCTTCAAGACGAGCATTTGACTCCCTCCTTTAGTAGTCGCTCCGCCGCCGCCAGTCCGTCCTCGATCGCGTCCCGTAGCACGTCCGCGGCGGCGGTGCCGTGCTGCCGTTCCAACGTATCGCCCGCCTCGCGGATCGAGCCGGCGAACGCCCGGAACAGGGCGTCGACCGTCGCCCGCGGGAGGTACTCCCCCCGCAGCTTCCGCACCTCGATCTCCGCCTTGTCCGCGTTCCACTTGCGCAACCGTTCCAACTGCTCGCCACCAACCCCCTCGTCGGAGTTGGCAGAAGAAACGTTCATCAATTGGTTCTGCCGCCACGGCCCCGACTCCCGCAACCACCGCACAATGTCGGGAATCGGATACTCGTAACGGTTCTTGCCGAGGTCGTTTCTCGGCATACCGGTCGCCGCCCAGTTGACGATCGTTATGTGCGACACGCCAAGCACCTGCCCGCATTCATTGGCAGTCGCGGCCACCCATTCGGCAGGATCAAACTTCGCAGCCGCTCGCATTTCACATCCCCTGCTTCTGTCGGTCCCGATACCGCTGCACTTTCGCCCGCTCACGATCTAGCCGAGCGTCCAAGTCATCCGGGGGGAGCGACTCCCCCCTCATTCGGGCAAGATGCCGTTCGCGAACCACCCTCGCCCGCTCCGCAATCTCGGCGGGAGTCGGTGCCCCCGAAAGTATGGCCAGCTCCTCGTCGGACATAATTCAAACCCCCATTTTGCCTAGTTTATCTGTTCATGTGGGTGGGTGCCGAAG